GTTTCACTTGCAGCGGAGCGAGAGCGTCGCACTGAAAAGCCATCGCCATCGCCACCAGTTCGCTCACCTCCCGCTGCCCCCAGAACGAATCGAAGTCGGTCGTGAGAATGAACTCCGTCGAGTCGATGAACTGCTCCATGCACCGCTGCAACACTTGCCCCCAAAGAGCCCCCTGCCCGAGCGTCGGGCGGATGCCGAGCGGCATGAGGGCTTGAGCCCAGCCGAAGAGATTCGCCAACGGGCCGAATCGCGGGCCGCTCATCACGCACTCGATCCGAACATCGACATCCGTACCGCCGACCTTGACGATCATGAATCCCTCAACAGAGATGGCGGGCACGGCTCATGCCGCACCCGCCATCCACTGTGTCGAGGCTGTCAAGTTCTCAGCCGCTGTACTTCGCGAGCACGCCCTTGGCGGAAGCCGACTCGGGGCCGACCTCGCCCTTGCCGAGCCGAGCCACGATCGTGGTGGCGAGGCTGGTCGCGGGAGTGGCGTCGATCTTCAGATACCGGCCCTTGCCGCGAAGATCGACATCGAGCCGCACCACGCTGGGCTGGGCCGTCACGGCCACGCTCGCGGCGGGGGCGGCCACGGTGTAGACCGAGGCACCCGCCGTGTTCGTGTCGCCCTGCGAGAGCGTCAGGACATTGAGGATCGACGCGGCAGTGTTCGCCGGGGTCGTGCTGACAGCCACCGCAACGTCGATCGACACGTAGTCGTAGCCGAGGCGGTCGATGGTCAGGGTCGCCGTTCCGGCGGCCGAGGTCACGGTGGAACCCACGACCGTCTTGGATGCTTCGAGGTAGTTCACGGATCAGAGTCTCCTAGAGGGTCAGAGGGTTCACGAGGCGAACTTGAGAGCGACGAGCGGGCCAGCCTTGCTGGTGTCACCAAGGTCGTGGGCGACCATCGCCACACGCGCTGTGGCAAAGGTCAAAAGCTGGTCGAACTCCACGAAGCGAGACGCGTCGGTCTTGACGCTGATCTCCCGCCGGGTGCCCATCGTGCAAGCCTGCGAGAGGTCGCCGAACAGGCAAGCGATCTGATTCGCGGTGCCGGTCAGGCGGCTCTCCAGGGGATGCACGAGCACCACCGGGAAGCCCAGGAAGGACAGGTTCGCACCGCCAGCCACGTCGGCCTGATTGTTGCCGCTCGCAGCCATCATGAGCCGCAGCATCGAGGAGCCGTAGCCGGCGGGGCTGATGTACCACTTGGCATTCCGCCGAGCGTACAGGGGCAGCCGAGCGACCACGTTCGTGTAGTCCGAGAGGTCGAGACCGCTCGTGCCACCGCCGAAGGTGTTGTTGCCGGTGTCAGCCGTCACCACGCTCGCAGCGTGCGTGCCGTCGTTGATCGCGACCGCCACGCCCACGGTGCCGTGGTAGAGCGAGCCGCTGCCGGTTCCGATGAACCCGGAGTTGTCGAAGGCTTCGGCGTACGCCTGGGCCACCTCGACCGCCATCGCATCGGCGAGATTGATAACCGAGTCCTCGATCAGCGACATCGGCACGCGGTTGTCCACGCCCCAGATCTTCGCGACGAGTTGCACGTTGTCGAAGGTCACGTCGCTCGTGGTCGGAGCGGCGTTCTCACCGATCGGGCGAGCCGACAGACCGCCGGTGCGACGGGCGATCAACAGCGTGTCGCTGTTCATCGTCACGTTGCGGGCGTTCGCCGGATAGGCACCGAACTCCTCGACGAGCCGGATGATCTCGGTCGAGAGTTCGTCGTTGGTCAGCACGCCGCCGAGCGAGTTGATCCCGCCCGCCTGGGCACGGCTTTGGACGCCGTGATCCATGCACCACCGACGAGCCTCCTCGTCATTGAGCAGACCGGCACGGGTCGCCATGCCAGCACGGTAGGCACGCTCTTCGCTCTTGAAACCGCGAAGGGGACGGCTCGACTTCGGGATCGCGAACACGGGGGTCTTGCGACTCTCCACGACGGGGGTCTCCTCGGTGGCTTCGATCTTCTTGGCGGGAGCGGCACGCTCCAGAACGCTGCGGAGCTCAAGCTCCTTGGCCTGCACGCGGGTCAGGAACTCGATCCGCTCCTTGAGCTTGTCGGCGCGAACTTCGAGCGACCGGAGCGAAGCCTCCTGCTCTTCGGTCATCGGCTCGGCGGGAGCCTCACCCTCGGGGGCGTCCTCGGTCATCGCCTCCATCTCGGCAACGACGGCGGCCAGTTCTTCGAGCAGTGCCTTGATCTTGTCCACGAGGGAGGCTCCTGTAGTCGGGTTCGTGGCGACGCAATCGCATCGCCTACCCCGAAACTAGGAGTCACGCCCCGAAACCATTCAGTTAGGCACGCTCGGCAGTAAAAGACTTCCGCCGCACTTCACTGCCCGGCACGATCTGCTTGTCGGTGCATCCGCACCGCTGGCACCGCAGATAGCGAGTCTGATACTCGCCGCTGCGAACACTCGACGCGACGGCGTACTTGCCATCGCGGCACCGGGGGCACGAATCACCACTAGCGGCCATGCTGCCTCAGATACTCGCGAATCTCGGCAGCACGCGACCGGGCAAGCGAACGCTTCGCCACCTCGATCTCCTGCTGCTGCCGGTACTGGTCAAATGACCGCTGGGCAACCTTCACATCGGCATCGGGATACGCGGGGAACGTGACCGGCCCGACATCCAGCAGCGTGTCGATCTTCTGGATCGTCCGCACGCTGCGACCATCCTCGACCGCCCACGAGTCGCCGCCGCTCGGCACCGTGAACGAGAACGACGAGCCCTTGACGATGCCCGCCCGAATGTTGCTCGCGATGTCCCGCCCGTAGGACGTGTCGGGCACCGGGAACTCGTACCGCAGCCCGACCTCATCGACCGTCATCCGCAGCGTGCCGGGATAGCGAGCGAGGGGGTAGTTCGGATCGTGATTCCAGAGGGCTCGCGTCTCCAGCGGTTTCTTGCGACCGCGACGCTCGGAGACGATGCCGAAGGCACCGGGGTCAAGCCTCTCGACAAAATCTCCTAAGTCCAAACTGAGAACTCCAAACTTGGCGGCATAGCCGATAACCCATTCCCGCTCGCTGCCGTCATCCTCGCTGCGGCTCTCGACCGCGAGCAGCGGCACCGCCGACTCGATCTCGTCAATCGCCAGAGAACGCCGTTCGATGTTGCCCATGATGCTCCTGCCTTCCTCGTCTGCCGCTTCGATCTGCTTGGTCAGTTTGCTCGCCCACGCTTGCCCGGCGTCACCGCCCCACAGAGCCCACGCGATCCGGCCCGCACTCGGGAAGCCGTCTTGTCCTGGGCTCCAGCCCTCGCCCTGCTTGTCCACCTCGTGCCGGGCGAAGTAGCTCGCCATCCGCTTCGCCGTGTCGGGCGAGATGTTCACGCCGTTCGATAGGTCGCGTGCTCGCGCAACGCCGACTGCCGTGCCGCCTCGGCCGTACTCGTCTCGCCACGCGAGCCCCTTCGCTGCTTCCTCCCGCACGCCGCTCGGCGGGCTGAAGTCGATGTGGTCATACTTAGCCACCCTTCCGCCTCCGAGGCTTCCGCTTCGGCTTGCCGTAGGCGTTCTCCTCGACCGGCGGCGGCTCGGGCAGCGGGTCGATCTTCGTGAGCGTCGCGACCTTGTGCCCGACTTGCGTCTCGGTCGGTCGCCATCCGCCGCTCACTTCTTCGTAGACCGTGATGAGGGCGGCCGGGTCTTCCTCGGTCGCGTCGATCTTGAAGTCGGTGCCGGGGATGTCGAGCGTGCCGTAGTCCATCACATGGTCGATCCGCCCGCGAGCACGGCCGCCTGACGAATCCCACGACACGAAGTCGCCCTCCGCGACGCTGCCGGGGGCGGCACGCTGGGAGGCGGCTTCCTCCGCGATCGGCTCGGGGGCGGGAGCCGCGGGCTCAGGCACGGGCTCGCCATCCGGTGTCACGACCGGCGTCGAGTTCGTGCCCGCGATGATGGCATCAATGGTCGCCTGGGGGATGCCAGGGAACGCCGCCGCGATGATGGCTTTCGCCCCGGTCTCGTTGAGGAGCCCGGCGTTGTATTGAGCCACAATCTCCAACAGGCTGGAGACTTGCGCCCCGTTGAGCGAAACGTCCGCGATCTGCGGCCCCTCTTCCGCCTCTACCGGGGCAGTCTCCGCGACCGGCTCGGGAGCCGGGGCGGTCTCGTCCACCACGATCTCTTCGACCACGGTCGCGGGCATCGGCTCGGGGGCAGCCGCCGCCTTGTCGAGCGTGGTCATGTTCAACTGTACGAACCTGACATCGCCGCTTTCGACGGGGTTCAGATTCTCCAGCGAGCGGATCTCGTTCACGCTCAACACGCCAAGGTTCCACATCGTGTTGTAGTAGCTCGATCGCCCCGCAGCGTCAGCCCGCAGCACGCCGCGAGTGTCGAACTCCGCGAAGTATTCGTCATCGCCTTCGAGCAAGTCGCGAGCGACCGAAGACTCGATGCGACGCAGATACGGCATCAGCCCGTTGGTCAGGAAGTCGAGCGATTGCTGTTCGATATTCGAGAACGACGAACGCGTGAGGTCGCCAACGAGATGCGGCGGCACGCCGAACAAGCGGCACACTTCCTCGACTTGGAACCGGCGAGCCTCAAGGAACTGGCTCTCTTGGTTGTTGCCGCCGAGCTCCGAAACCTTCAGCCCGCCTTGCAGCACCGCCGTTCGGTTGCTGCGATCCGCCCCACGGTGAGCCCGCTCCCACTGGTTCCGCGTGTTCTCGGCCGCCTCGGGCGAGAGCATCTGATCGGTCGAGAGGATCACGCCGGGCCGGGCACCATTCCCGAAGAACGTCGCCCCGTGGATCTCGCACGCCCGTGCCAGCCCGATCGCGTCGCGGGCGAGCTCGATCGTGCTCATCCCGTTCACGCCGTCATCCGACATGCCACGCACCGACATCACCGCATCCTGCGTGTAGACCGTCGAAGAGCCCGACGCTTCGCGGTACGTGTACCGCAGCCGGTTGTTCTCCAACTGCTCGGTCTTCACCCGGCTCGGATGCAACGGCACGATCTCGCTGATCGCCCCGCCCGTGTAGACCTTCTCGTCAAGGGCGAACCCGTGCGAGAGCAAGTGCAGCATCATCTGCTCGCGCCACTCGAACGAGGTCTGCCACGAGTTCGGCTGCGTGTGCAAGAGCCGATAGAGCGGATGCTCGCGGGCGATCTCCTTCCCGCCACCCGGCAGCCGGCGGTAGAGATGAAACGGCAGCCCCGCGACGCTGGTCGAAAGCACGCGGATGCAGGCGAGCACCACGGTCGAGCGAAGTGCCGTCTCGGCGTCCACCTTGACGCCGCTCGGATTGCGATTGCTCGAAGCCCAACCGCCAGACTCGTAATCCCAGTTGCGGGAGTCTTCGCCGGGGAGCCACAAGATGCGGTGAGCGTTGGCGATCATAGGATGAGGATGGAGGGTTCGACCGCCGGGCCTTGGGTCGCCGTCGATGAGTGCATCCCGAGAGCCATGACCAGGGCCACGAT